TTGAAAGCTGCGATTACTTCGTCACTCCAGACCTCTGGGACAAAAGTTGCCGCAGCGGTTGAGGTAACGTGATTACTACCTAGTGCCATGATTAAAATCTCCTACGATTTATTTTACTCTCCCCTCAAAATACGCTTGCATGATTTCATCTTGCATAGACATATATCTTTGGGGGTCTTGCATTCTCATTTTGATAAGGTCTGCACGTCTGTAGACTTTCTTAGTTCCCTTGTTGCGATTGCCGGTGCCTTCTAGTGTAGCCTTTTTACGGGCTTCCTTGTTGGCCTTGCCGCCATCATCGCTCACTGCTTCTGCACTACCAGATCCGCGCACTGCTTTGTACAAGTCAAAGAGTTCATTGGCTGCTTCATAGTCAAACTGGTCTGCCTTTTGGGCAAGCTCCAGCCGATACTTTGAATCACCTACGAAATCCTTAAACCCTTGCTCCTGAGTCAAGTCCTGATAGTCAGGGTGTTTCTGCACGAAAGCCTCGTGCGCCTGCTCTCTGTCCTTGCTCGAAAGCTGCTCCTTTAACTGCTTAACCTCTTGTGCGAGGCTAGAGTTCTGGAGGTACTTATCAGTCGCTTTGCTGGGTGAGGAAAACCAATCATCGTCAGACAACACTTCCTCTTCTTTAGAGGCCACGCGCTCTGTGTTGTTCTTCTTCTGTTGGATTTCTAGCTGTAGAAGCTCATCTGTAAGTTTCCTAAGCTCTCCAACTTCGTTGCCTTTGCGCCCATACTCTTTCTCAAGATTCTGGTACATATCAACAACGTCATCAAATGACTTATTCTGAAACTTCTCAGGAACACGAGGTTCCTCTGTTGGCTGCTGCTCCGATACTTCTAAACCTTCGGTGTCTTCTGTTTGATCCACCATTGGGTCTACAATCTCTTCGCCTTCACCTGCTTCTGCTTCTGTTGGCCGATCCACTATTCTATCGTTCATCTAAAATCTCCTGCCTTATAACAATGAAAAGGGTTGTAGGAGTGGGTTTAATCAAAGCGTTAGAGCTATTGTCCAGCCCGCGCTCTGGCTTCATGGGTTCTTGCCCAGCGGTCGAATGCCGTGGGGAAACCCGGATCAGTACCATCACAACTAAAGTTGCAAGCACTGATTACTGGTTGTGCAAGTTGACCGCACTTCTTACATGAAAAAATATCAGACGTATCGTTCGCCATATCTTCCCAAGTGTAAAAACACGACTTGCACTTAATGTCAAAGATCTTCATTTGCCTGTTCTTCTATCTGAATGTACTCGTACTGTGACTCTAAGATGTTTCTAAAAGAAACTACCATGCGTAAGATTTCTGCCTGTCCTTTAGTCCTGTGTAAGTCCTCAAGGGTGTCAATGTCTAACGCTGTCTCTGTCTTTCCCTTTAGTAACTCCTCGCAATAGTCACTAAATGTTTGCCATTCAGCTTGGCTGGTTAGGCTGAACAGGTCGCTGTAAAACTTCTCTGTTTCCTGATTCTGTAACGCCATTATCACTCCCGTTTTGCTTATTAGCGCGGGCTGCTAGAAGATCCAGAATTTCTTTCTGAAGCTCTGTATCTAGCTTGTCCTGACCAAGTTCAATGTCAGCCTGCGTCTTGAGAACATCAGCATAGTTTTCCGCAGTGCGGCTTCTACGCTCTTCAATCTCAACTTGCTGTTTCTCCATATCAAGCTGCTGTTGCATTTGTTGCATCTGCTGGGCTTGTGGATTAGGTTGCATCATCTGCTCAATAACCGTTACAAGCTCTTCCTTATTGCTAAGGCTAGAGTTATCGTAAATAGCTTTGAGCATTACCATAAAGGCTGGGGATTCTGGTGGTACAGTCTGTAGCAACTGGATTAGCTGCTGCTGCTCTAGCTCCCTAGCCGTGATGCCTAGTGACGAGTGTGTGATAAAGTTAATATCACGCACTGGAAAGTTTTCCTCGTCGTACTGCATGAAACGCCATGTAGCTTTGTAGAGGAAAGGCTTAATAACGCTTCTTTCAATGTTACCTAGTGTACGCTTAGAACGCTTGATAGCAGACGACATAGCCATGCTCATGCCTGATGCCGTGCTATTGCTAGGTGAAATGTTAAGTGGTGCTGATGGGTCGCTTGTACCCGTAGCAACCCCTACCATGCGCTCTAGGTCGCCTGTGCTTTGGAAGATCGCTGGATCAACCTGCCCGAAGTTAAACGGACTAAGGATCTCACGAGGGTTACCGTTAGTTGGCACAGACTTGCCGGGGCTAACAGTAAAGCTGCTGGCGCGAGGCATCCGTGTTACGTCAACACCCATCATAGGATGCACAGTCAGTGCTAGGCCATCCATCCGCGCACGAAGCTCTGCGTCTAGTGCTTTCTGTGCGTTGTAACCTTTTTCACAAACACCACGGCCCCAGAAGTTGTTAGGCACTGTGTCGTGCTGATAAGCAATCAAGGGGCGGTCTTCGTTCCAGAACGGGTTAGGAATAGCCCGCAGAATAGCTGAGTCGTTGGCAATGGTTACGATAGCTTCTACAAGGTTCTCTCCGTAGAGATCAAAGGCTACTTCGTCCTCATCATCGCCTTGCGCTCTATCGACGTTTAGGTCGACTAGCTCTTCGTCTTCGTCTAGGTCTACGTCTAGCAGACTTTCTGGTACAAGACCAAAATACTCAGTTAGCTTAACTGCGTCTGTGTCATCGTACTCTTCGCCAGTGGTACGATCTTCTGTAGTTACCTCACCAACATCTACTGGGTTGTAGATGCCTTCCATCTGCTTTTCAATGATCTGATGCAGTGGCTTGTAGGTAACGTGAGCACAGAACTCAGCCTCTTCAATGTTTCTAGCGGCTGGGTCAATAACAAAGTCAAAAGGAGACACTGACTCAATCTTAACTAAGAAACGATCCTTGTCCACAACATCGTAAGTAACTGCCTGCTGTGCGAGCTGCTGTGCCTGCTCAGGTGCAATCTGTCCCTGCTGTGCTGCTTGCTGGATCTGCTGGATAATCTGCTGATCTACGCTGCGCTCAACTTCTTTTGCGTTCTTTGTCTCAGTGATAATCTTGCCAATGCCTGTGCCGTAAAGCGCAGCATTAAGAAAGATCTCTGACATGGCTGAGGGTACGTCAGCTTCCTCAAACCGATCCATGAGAAAAGAGCGTAGCACCTGAAGGTCTTTGTCTTCACCTGCCAGACGATCTTCGTAATCGTCCACAAGGTCAAACCACTGCTTGCGCCCAAAGACTGCCTCTTCGTACTCAGCAACCGTTGACTCAACTGCTGACTGTAGGGCTGGAGAAATTAGCTTAGAACGCTCAGAGGCTCTTTGTTTGTCCTCGCTCGCCCAGATGCCTCTCCACAGTCTGTAATACTCTTCCCATTTCTCATTGTAGTTCTGATCTCGGTAACGCTCACCTTCAGTGACGCGCTGCAAGCAGTAACCAAGCAAACGACCATCGCCGTCTCTGGCGTATTCCTCGCCTTCTGGCCCGTCTTCTGCTTCTACAATAGGATTTACTGCCATATCTAGTATCCTGCTACATCATCCATAGGGAGCCACTCATCTTGGAAGTCATCGTCGTCGATGTAAGATGTAGTCGCTACTTGGTCTATATAAGCTAGGGCATCAAGCATATCGTCATGGGTAAGAGGGTTAGGAAAGTCTAGTGCCTGATTGATAAACTTCTTAGTCCATCTAGGATCATCACAATCCATAGTATCTTCAGGCAAGAACAGTCTTCCGTGCTCCATACGACCTTGCAATGCCCAAGCAATGCGTTCTGTTTTCTTTTTACCGCCGTGTGTAACGTCAATTACATGCGGGAAAACGCCTAATCGGCGCATTTGGTCTGACAAATAAGGCATGACAGCGTTTTTTAACGCACCACGCTCAATTCCTACTGTCAGAGCTTGGTAATCCTTGGCTGCTTTTAGGATTTGTACACTTGCTTCCCGAACATTCCACCTGCCAGTGCGAATTTCAGCAACGTACCATCCGAAATTCCCGACTTTGACGATGGCGATTGCCATTTCGTCGAGTCTGTCCTCTCTTGCGCCCTTTTTACTGACTTCTTCATAGCCTGCTGGGTCCACTGCAATGTAGTACATGCCCTCACCCGGCTCTTCAGGGAGGTATTTAATGCTATCTTCCTTGAAAATCTTGCCACCAGAAGCCTGAAAGGACGCAAAATACTCTTGTCGTATAACTTCTGCTGGTGTTCCCTGCTCTACAGACCGTTCAATTTCATCTTTGATGGGGATTGTCGGGTTTTCAGCCGATGAAAAGGTAAAACAAGACCACTCTGGCTCCTTGTCTTCCTTTTCTGCTAGTTTTTTGTGCTTTCTGACCTCCTCATAGAGATCAAAAAAGTGGTTCTTACCCTCTGGAGTACCTATAAACAAGGCTTCGCCACGGCAGTCAGCCAGCGTAGGGCGAATGATGTACTCCCAGACCTCGGGTTTCATAAACGCATACTCGTCCATGACAACGTAAGACAAGCCTACACCACGCAAAGTGTCTGGCCTGTCTGCACCCTTCAAGTGTATCTCACGACCGTTAACCAGTCTGATAATACCTTGGTTCTCTAGTGTGGAGTCAATGACAGGGCGACCCATATCCTTTAGCTCGCCCCACATGATTCTTTTAGCTTGTTCAAACGTAGGAGCAATGTAGTACACTGCTCTGTTCTTTAGGTCATACCCTGCTTCGTTCTTTTCTTTTAGCCCCTCGATGAGGAGCATAACCCTAGCTAGGTAGGATTTACCAAATCTTCGTCCAGCGGCTACAACCTTGAATCTGGACGGGTCGTTAAAGACCTCAAACTGGCGGGGGTGTAGATTAAAATCTAGTTGTTGACCTGAATCAGACAAAAGCTGACCTTACGCCTGCTGCATTGGCTTTTTGCTAGGGCTTGCCATCTTGGCTGCCTTCGGCACTTCTGGTGACTTACCACCGGCCATTGCAATACGCTCGTTTGAGGCACCGCTCATGCCGTCACCTTTCATTGCACCCATTGGCTTGTTTGACATTTTATATCCGGGCATCGTTACTCTCCTATCGGTCTAAAATTCTCTGGGGGTATCTTTGTTCCCAGAAGTAAAAAAAGAATTTAGCAAACACTCTAGCAGTATCGTTACTGTTGTTACTAAACTCAAAAATGTAATCTGTGTTTGGTGCTAGGCACCTATCAACACCTGCCATGCTTTCTGAGTCAATAGACTTTTTTCCTTCTGTAAAAATCTCGTTCTGGTCAATTTGTACAGCAGAAGACAAGTCAATTGAACTTGGGTCTGAATAAACAGTAATCGGCACGGTTGTATCAGCAAGGTTTCTGTTAATGTTTACAAGACTGACTTCTGTTGTGCCATCTGTAAAACTACCACCTTCGTAAAGGCTGTAAGTCAACTCTGTTGAGTCGGTAGTAACATCACGGCCAAACATGTGTGCAATAGTGCCGTTAGTCTTTAACTGGAAGTACACAGAGCTGCCTGATGATACGTTAAAGTCAGCCCAGCCAAAAGCTGCCTGTCCTTCTGCAATTTTCTGTAAAACAATATCCTGATAGTCAGCAGGATACATCATTTTATAGTCAGACCTTGTAAGGTAATCAGCCATTTATTTCTTCTTTGCTGTCTTAGCAGCTTGCTTAAAATCCTTTTTACTAGGACGGCCTTTTTCGCCCTTGCGCTTCATGCGCTCATCAGATCCAGCCTTAATGCGCTTACGCTTAGCATGGATCGCATCATAAAGACCCGGATCGCCCTTCTTTTTTCTAGGCATATTTATCAAACTCCACGTCTAAATCTAATTCTTTGTTTGATAGCCAAAGCGTTACGCATTTGCAAAAGTGAAAGAAGTCCTCTCCTTCCATATTTGATTTCATCCTGTTTACAGCGTTAGTAACTAATACCGTGTTTTCTGCTGTGTAGCCTACGCTATTGTCTACTCTTTCTACCGAAACAGAAAATAGTGTTGCAGGTGCCAGCTCCATTGGAAGTCCCGTATAAACACAAAGACCTTCTTGCTGCTCCCACATATCTAAAAAATCTTGTCGAGTTAAACTAAATTCTTGGTTACGTTTCTTTGCACTATCTTTGCAAGTTCTAAGAAAAGTAGTGATCCTACCTTCAAAAGTAGAATACTTTTTCTCTATTGATTTTTTGTTGCCTTCTTTGCAGCAACCTTTGCACCAAGAATGAAACCCATCTGGAGTCTGGCTGTGAGCATAAAAGTGCTCTTTAGTAGCAGGAAACTCGCCATTGCATTTACTGCAACTCTTTAGTCCGGGTTTCTTAGCCATCCTCGTCTTCCTCGTCTTCTTGTTCTTCAGGTTCTATCTGATTGATAGTGACAGCATCAGAAACATCTGTAGGGCCAGTCTGGTTGACTACGATCTGTATGCCACCTACAGAGTTACTTGTGTCAGATCCACCCTCTGCCTTTAGCTCTGGCAGTAGGCGCTGGAGAAACAGCTTAATCATGGTCTTGTCACCATCCTTAGCCATCTCCGCTGCCCTGCGGTAGATCTCCATTGCATCTTGTTCTAGCTCGTTAATCAGCGCAGTCTGTACTGCTGCCTCGATCAACGTCTTTTTGTTCTTACTGCCCTTTGGTCTACCTGCTGACTTTCTCTCTCCGGGCTGTATCTGGGTTTGTTGGGAGGCTTCTGCCTTGCCCCTATCATCCCATGCTGCCATAATTATTTACTCTGTTTCGCTTTGTATGCTCTCTGTGCTCTTTCTGCTGCGGCCTTGCTAGTGTACATGCACTTGCCAGATCCGATCTTGTACTTGCCGTTACTGCACTTACTTACAGGCATTTAGAACAACTCACATCTAGATTTCAGTACAAAGGTGTGTTTCTGATTATTGATTGTAGCGTTCAGGTGAGCTTCGCTCTTTTCAATGTCTGGTGCTACGTTACACACCGTAACGACCTTGCCTTGCTCTGTGTCTACAGAAGTGCAGTTCTTTGGTGACTCTGCACAGACTGTCAGGGCTAGGGCTAGTAGCATACTCTCCACGCTAACAGTCCCACTTTTTTCTAGACCAATAGTTTGCAGAGAACTTATCGCTCTTGCCTTTGATCCCACCACTTCTAGCACAGTAGGACTTCTTGCGATCAGGCTGGTCTTTCTTGATGCTCATGCTGGGGCTGCCGAAGTTAACCTTCTTAACCTCGTCACCCTTTTTCGCCAGCACCGTAAACTTACTAGACCCTGAGGTGTTACGCTTAGGTTTGTTATAACCAGAGAAGGTCTCACCTCTGTACTCTAGTTTGTCACCTTTCTTTTTAACAGACTTAGTAGAAGCCATCCAGTGTTACCACTTCTATTACTTTTTGTTTGTCTATATACACGATTATATCAGAGTTTAATTATAATGTCAAGGACTTTAGGTCAAGTGTTATTGTTTTCTACCTTTTCCATATAGTCAGCGATCATTTTTAATTCTTCTGGTGTAGAATCGTTTTTAATTCTGTTGGCTCTCCAAGAAAGGATTTGAATGTTATCTGGTTCGTAACCTTTCATAGAATCGATACGATCAATGCTAGGTGAAGCATCTGTTCTGCCTTTCCATCCCGGCGTAGCTCCAGCAATGCCGTTGTAGTTTAATTGAATACCTAGGGCTGGGCAGTAGTCAGGTAAAGGCAGATCGTTTAACAGGCGTCTTCTCTGTGCGGCCCGAATGCCCTTTCCTCTTAGCATTCTATCTAGCCAGTAATACTTAGGCTCTTTACCTCGCAAAAAGTTTTTTCTTTTTCTTGCTGGAGTATTGACTCCGTACTTAGTAAGTACCTGATAGATCCTTTGCTTAGACACATCGTAACTTGCGCCGATTGCATCTAGACAGACACCTTCATCCATCATTTTAATAATTGTTGGAATCTCTTCTTCCCAAGTCGATTTTAAAGGCATAGTGTTTTCCTTAAGTTTTACCACTTACAACACTATTATACACCTCTGAACTACAAATGTCAAGCATTATTTTAACTTTTTGTCAAATTAATTAAATTGGTCAGACCAACAGGAGATTTTGACCACTCTCGTTTAACCAGTGG